GCTAACCGCGCTACCTATCTTTGCCATTTCTTTACCCATGAAATCATCATCAGAAATAGCGCCGCGGTAGCAATAGGCATCTTCGCGCCCATCATCGCTTTTAAGCCCTAAAGATAGCCATGCGCGTTTGCGTTCTTGCCATTCACCTTGGCGGCTATCAAGAAGCGTAAACGGGGGAAATGTAAAGCGTTGGGAAACAACGCCGGATGCGCGCGGTTTTATAGGATCGCCAAAAAGATCGTAACCGTAAAGGGACAATTCATTCATAGTTTTTTCCACTTTGTTAAAAGCCACTTAAAAGAAACGGCGGCAGGGAAAAAGTGGGAATCCTTTTCGGAACGGGGATCAATCCATTCCTAGCCGTGTTTCAAAAAATTGTATCAAAGAACCATCATCGTATGCAAATCTTTTCGTTCTTCGTGAAGCATAAAATAATAATAGCCTTGCGTGTAATCCTTATGCAAGTGATAACAAATCAAGTGATACAAAGAATCTTGCATTGATTGATTTGCATAGGCAAATGCTAGATGTTCCATCATCAAAGATTTGTGATGTAGATATTTTTCTATCTTTGTCATCTGAACCATTCCGGTTTAAGTAACTTTAATTGCCAAAGCCTAGCCTTTGGAATTTCTTTCCATTGGCTAACGGCGGATTGCCTTATGCCTAACAATTCCGCTAATTCGGTTTGGTTGCGTACCTTGGTTAACAATTCTTTTTTTGTCATACCTTATTATAAGCCAACTAATAGGATAAATACACTAGGGAAACTACCTAGAAAATATTTTTAAAAAGTGCTTGCATTGCTTATAAGTTACCTTATAATTCACCCATGCCCTAAACAAACGGGGTCTTTTTAAAGGAAACAAAAATGCAAACAGTTCAAATTCAAACACGCGGTATTTGCCAATGTTGCGGTCGCGAACAAGCCATCGTTAACGGAAGAATGGCAAAGCATGGTTACACCGTTGAGTGCGGTTGGTTTCAAGGCGTATGCGCCGGCAAGAACTTTGTTCCAATGCAAGTTAGCCGCGAACATACAGATGTATTGGTTGCCCAAGTTCGCAAAGAAGTAGGCGATATGATTTCTAAGGCAAACCGCATTGCTTCCGGCGAAGTTAAGCCAACAACAATTACATTGAACAAAAACCGCCGCAATTCACTTGATCGCAAAGAAATTGTGCAATTTGCCGATGCAACCGCCTACGAACAAAAACAAGCCCTTGAATCTATCGAATGGGATTTGCGCCGTAGCGCCCAAATGGGTACAGATTACGCCAACATGATAGAAAAGATTGCTAACGAATTTCACGGCAAAGAATTGGTAACAGTTGAAAAGAAACCCGCCGCCGAATTCATCATGCCCCGCGATCAAAAGATTGATGCCCAAGGTAATGTTTGCATTTGCACTTCAGTAGAGGGCGCACGGGTTTACTTCAAGTTTGATAAGAACGGCAAAACTTACAAAACTTGGATCGGTAGCCAAGCATGGCGCAAATTGCAAGCGGCTTAATAGGAAAGGGGGCGAAAGCCCCCATTAGGGAAACTACCTAGAAAATAATTTAAAAAACTGTTGAAATCTGTATAAGTTGGCTTATAATTACACCATGCCCCGAACTTCTTGGGGTCTTATAGAGGAAACCAAAATGGCTTATAAATTCAACGATGGCGGTAGAAAAGATGCCGGTTACAAAGGCGTAACCCGTGATTGCGGCGTTCGCGCAATGGCAATTGCAATGAACCTTGATTACACGGCGGTTTATAAAGAACTTGCCCAAGCAAACAAAGATTACGGGCGTTCCAAATCTGCGCGTAATGGTTTGGCTAAAGATTTGTATTCAAGCGTTTTAAAGAAGCATGGTTGGGTTTGGGTAAGCGCCCCAAAGTTTAGCGGGCGTAAGGCGCGTTGCAAAGATTTGCAAGGTACTGTAATTGCCCATCAAGCCCATCATTTTGTAGCCGTAATTGATGGCGTACCCAACGATATTTTTGATAGTTCGGATCGCATGGTTTACGGCTATTGGGCAAAGGCATAAAACATACTAGGGAAAATACCTACAAAAATATTTTAAAAAAGTATTGATGTAGGTATTAGTTGGCTTATAATCTACCCATGTTCCAAACTTCTTGGAATCTTTTAGAAAGTAAACAAAATGAACATCGATACAGTAACTAAGCAAACAAAATTCCATAACATTGTTCGCAAAGCGCCCGAGGGTTTTTATACGCGTAAACCTATTTGGTTTGGTACGGGCAATAGCGGCAAACGCTACATGATTACCAATAACGGTACTTGGTATTCCGCCCATATCAATTTCAAAAGCACCATCATCGGCTACAAGTTAGATGAAGTTTCCAAAGCATTAGAACAACTTTAATAAGGGGCAAACCATGATCCGCTTTAGCAAAGAAAACCTACTTAACGAATTGCAAAATCAAATTGCAAAGATGGAACAAATTTGGGGCTTTGTATCTGATAACGGTACAAACCAAATTAAAGATCAAACCGATTTTGATCGCGTTGTTGCCTACGGCGAATACCGCGCTTTAAATGATATTTACGAATCTGTACGCGATAACACTTTCTTGAACATCTAAGGATAAAACAATGAAACAAAAAATCATTACAACAATAATTGAATGTACTTTAGCCATCATCATCTTTGGCGGTTGGGGCGTTTTACTTGCATGGCGGGGTTAAACATGAATACAAGATTTCTTAAACGCGTTCGCGCCATCTTTGCAACCTACGATGCGCCGCCGGATGTAATCCGTTCATACCAACGGCAATGGGTTCGTAGTGTTCGCCGCTTGGGGAACAATTGGTTAGTAGCAAAACATATTGAAAGAATTGAACAATGAAAAATATAGCAACCGCATTGGTAAAAGCGCAAAAGGCATTTACGCCCGCGCTTAAAACATCTACCAACCCGCATTTCAAATCGCGCTATGCAGATTTATCCGCTTGCGTAGAAGCGGTTATAGATGCGCTTAACGATAACGGTATTGCCCTTATCCAAAAGAACTACGATTGCGCTAACGGCGTAATGGTTGAAACAATGTTCTTGCATGAATCGGGCGAAATGCTTGAATGCGGAATTCTTCATGTACCGGCAAACAAACAAGATGCCCAAGGCTACGGTAGTGCTTTGACTTACGCGCGCCGTTATAGTTTGATGGCGGCTTGCGGCATAGCGCCGGAAGATGATGATGGCAATACCGCGGTACGCAAGCCAACTATTAACGAAAGCGCCCTTACAGATCATTTGGCGGCTATTGATGCATCAACCGATGAAGATGCTTTAAAAACCGCCTACAAAGCCGCCTATGCCGCTTGTAACGGCAATCCCGATTGGCAAAAGAAAGTTATTGCCGCCAAAGATAAAGTAAAGGCAAAACTATGATTGAAAAAGTTGAACAAGGTACGCCGGAATGGTTTGCCGCCCGCTTGGGCAATGTAACGGCATCCCGCGTTGCGGATGTAATTGCTAAAACTAAAAGCGGCTATTCGGCATCCCGCGATAACTACATGGCGCAATTAATCTGCGAACGGATGACGAACACCGTAGCGGAATCGTATAGCAATGCGGCTATGGCTTGGGGTACAGAAACCGAGCCGCTTGCGCGCGCCGCGTATGAATCTGTAGCGGATGTTTTGGTAGATGAAGTAGGGTATATGCCCCATCCAACAATTGAACGCGCCGGCGCATCGCCCGATGGCTTGGTAGGCTTGTTTGGATTGTTGGAGATCAAATGCCCAAATACGGCTACGCATATTGATACCCTAATTAGCGAACAAGTACCCGCAAAGTACATAACCCAAATGCAATGGCAAATGGCTTGTACCGGTAGGGTTTGGTGTGATTTCGTATCGTTTGATCCGCGCCTACCTAGCGGCTTGCAAATGTTTGTTAAGCGCGTTGAATTTGATGCGGAATATGTAGCAATGCTTAAAGAAGAAGTAATTAAGTTCTTAACGGAACTTGATGCCAAAATTAGTAAACTAAATGAAAGATTGAACCATGCAAACTAAGTTAGATTTAATTGCCGTAGTAGGCGAATATACGGATGCCCAAGGCAACAACAAAAAGCGTTTTGCCAAGGTAGGTACGCTTTGGGATAAGGGGCAAGGCATTAGCCTAAAGATTGATAATGTTCCGCTTAATTGGGATGGTTGGCTTAGTGCTAAAGCGCCGCTAGAACCTAAAGCCGCGCCAAGGCAAGCCGCGCCTATGGCGGATGATGATATTCCGTTTTAATTAATGGGGGGAAAGTTAAATTTATGGCGTTCCTTTGGGAAATCGCGGCGAAGCATAAATTTAATTAGTACCCCCGCCGTATAGGATAAGAAAATGAACTACAAAAATATTTTTAACAAGATGTTTCCCGAATTTCCCCGCGTTAGATCAAATGATCCGCTTACATCTTTCCAAGCCGCAGATTCAATTAAAGATTCTGTTTCGCAACATCATCAAGAAATTTTAGATTGCCTAATTAGGCATGGCGCGTTAGGCAAAGATGGTATTGCGGCGCGTACAAATCTTGATGGCAACCAAGTAGCGCGGCGCATGAATGAAATGCGCGTACTAGGGCTTGTAATCCTAACCGGCAATACGGTTAAATCAAATACGGGGCGTAATGAACGGGAATGGCAAGCGGCTATACCGTTAACTTAAAAACAATGCGCGTTCATCAATGCGGCGGGTTTGTAGCCCCCTAAGAACCTTGCCGCCCGCCATACAGTATTTCAATAGTTCTTCCGCCGCGCCTTCTTTATCGCCGCGTAGTACCTTTTGCCGTAGCGTACTTCTTTGTAATGTTCCCAAGCCGACATTAAAAGAAAAAGATACCAAACCATCAAACATACCTTGGGAAAGGGGTACGGGGCAAAACTTTGCAACGCCGCGTTCAAACCTATCAAGATCGGTTCTAAGTATTGCATTTACTTCATCCATTGAAAAGATGCGTTCATCTTCGGGGCGCAACGGTAGCCCGCCGCGTTCATCGATTTTTAGTTTGCCATGTTCGGGGTACATTACATGACCAACGCCAATCGTCCATAACTTCGCGGGGCAACGGTACGGGCGTTGCCGCACCCCTTCATGGTGCTGAATCATCTTTATGGCTTTATCGGAAACTTTCATTTTCCAAACGCCCTACCGCCAAAATGGAAAGCAATGATTGATGCAAACAACGCTTGCGTATCGCTATCCCAAAGCATTTCGGCAAGTTCAACAAACGATGCGCCTTGATGCCAACCGTAGGCAAACAAACCTACATCAACAAACAACAACAAGAAAAAGAAACCGTAGGTAATAACGGGGCGTACAGATGCGCGTAGGTTACGCATCCATTGGCTAGTACCTTCATTTAAAGATGTATCGTGCGCGTAGATGGCTTGCATTTCCGCTTGTTGCGCGCCTATCAATACTTGCGTAGTATTTGCCGCGCTTTCCGTTGCTAATTGTTCGCTACGGATATGTTCTACGCGTTCTTGCGCTTCAAATCCTAACTTACGCATTTCTAGTTCGCGTTCAATCTGTAACCGCGCTAACTGTAATTCATGCGATTTATCCGCCCTATCTTGAAAAAAATCAAGAATCTTAGGCAAGCCGCCCATAAGAAAAGAAATCAAAGTTGATAGTAGCGTAAGCATAGTTTTCCTTTACTGTTTGCTTTTACTTAACATGGTGCTTGCAATCTGCAACATACTTTTGGCTTTATCTAAATCGTTAGGTTCTTTAGCCCAACCAACCGTAATTTGCCCAACAAAACGCCCCTGTTCCGGCGGTACGCTTATCCGGCATCCAAAGGTTACGCCCTTTTCAATATACCAAAGCCCAATTTCGCTTTGCGCTACGGCGTATTCGCTACAAGGCGTTTCATTTGCCATCAATGCTACAACATCGCGGTTATTAGCGGAACTTTGCGTAAACAATCCTACATCTAAACCATCATGCGCTTTATCGCGCCCTTCGCGGGTATATGCCCTATACAAAATCCTTGTACCAAACAAAGGGTTAACTTTAAAAATTGCAATAACGGTTGCATCCGTATTTTTAAACAAATGCGCCGCTACATCTTCCGCCCGTTCATCGGCAATCATTGGCAATTTTTTATTTTCTTTATACGCTTCAAATAAGAACGATTGGTTTTGCCAAACAAAGTAACCGGAAAAAGCAAATACCGCCATCAACAACAAAGCAAAAAGTTTAAATGGGCTATCAACATAAGATAGAACCTTGCTTAATGTATCTGTTGGTTTATTCATAACCCGATCATGCCAAGAAGTTTATTTACGATTTTGTTTGATAAATCATCGGGCAAAAAGCGTAGTAGCCCAAGCACCCACCAAGCCACGCATAGCCTGACAAAAACTTTACAGAAAAGATCAAATTGTTTTTGATATTCATTCACCGCCCGCACCTATTTTTAGCGCAGAAATCTATCATTTCGCTAATGCCCATTGCTATAAATGTACCTAGCAAAATTAAAACAACAAAAGCAATAGCCCATGTTAATTGTTCTTCTTCTTTTTCTTTTCTTTTCTTTTCCGCTTCCCGTTCGCGCCTTGCTTCATGCGCCGCTTCTACATCCATTGCTTCCGCTCGCGCTTTAATCTTGTTAAATACATCTATTTTATTAGATGCAATAAATATCATTTTTAATTCTTCTTCAAATGCCCGCGCTTGTTCCAAAGCAAGTTCTATTTGAATCGCCGTACCCATTGATGATTTAGATTTTTTAGCGGATGCGGCGGCTTTTGATGCGGTAGATTTGGCATCAAAATATTTGCCCAGTACCGGACCAAGCGATGCAACATCATCTACCGTTTTAGATGCTTGCTTAATTAGTTTTACCGCGGATTGAATACCCGCAAGCGCGGTTAGCGGATCAATCATTTTCGTACAACCTTTTGCCATTCAAGGCAAACAACCTT